TCATTGTACTTCTTTTCGTAAAGATTGTACATATCCATAGGACCTTTTAAAAATCTAAATGCTTCAGCTAACACACCGTGCAATAACATAGACTCTTGATACTTAGCTATAAAGGTTTCATTAGTTGAAGTAAATTGTGGTGGATCTTTAATATAATTTATTTGTATTTCTAAAGCAGTAGCAGGTACTGGTGCAACTAAGATATTGAAATCATCCCAGTTTGCGTAATATTTAGGAGTACCTGTAGCTCCTGTACCATTAAATTCTGATATATAACTTGTATCTCTTTTTTCCATAAAAGTTCTATTTCCAGAGCCATCAATAACTTGCACAGATCTTAATATTAAAGCATCTGATGGCATAGCTACATATCTGTTACTTGCTGTAAAATTAGAAGTAGCATATTTTCTTAAATCGTCATAATCAACTTTGCCCGCAATATCTAATTCAACGCTTCTTATGAAATCTTGAATAATTGCATCAGTTAAAACATTACTATCTACCTCAGTGTAATTTCTTACTTGTGTTAAAAAATTTGAATGTGTTATTGCCATATTAAGAAATAGTTATAACCCCTCCCATACCTATACCATGGACATAACAAGCAAAGTAGTAAGTTCCCGTAGATGTTGGAGTCCATTGTACATACCTTGTAGTTGCCGCATTAAAGTTTGTTGTGTTAACGTAATTTGATTGTGTTACATTTGCATCTAAATACCAAGTTATTCCTGAAGAAACTATATAACTATTTGGACTTGAACTGTTTGTAGTAATTATTAATGGATGGTTATCATTAGTCCCATCATTTTGATTAAAGAAAAATGTTGAATTTACAGGAGCACTAAGTGCCATATTTCTTGCTCCCCCATTAAAGTAATAAACATTTCCGGTAGCTCCACCACCTGCGTATAACTCTCCCGTAGCAACTGTGGTTACTAATGTTTGATTTGCAGTGGTAGCTACACTTCCTAAAGTTGTTCCTGTTGGACTAATTGTTGAAATAGCAACTGTCGGGCTTGAACCTGTAGGACTATTTACTGTTACCTCTCCCAAAGTTAAATCTGCTTGTCTACTTCTATTTTGTGCAGATGGGTCCTCTGGAATCATACTATGTAAAATTGTAGTTACTCCATCTCTAACTACTTCTACATATTGAGTTTGAAAAGCAAATTGACCTGGTAAAGTTAAATCGGCAATACCAACCATTGAACCACCTGAACTGGATATCGTAGCATCTTTACCTTCAGGAAAAGCTGGTGATGGAGTATTGTTTACAAATTCTTGAGTAGGTTGTTGAAACTTCATTGGTCTTGTATTTTGCAATGCAATAGCATCAGCAGTAAAATGTCTTCTACGTATTTGTGGATGTTTAGGTTCAAACTCTGAGTAATGAACTAAAGAACCATTCCATTCCTTAACCATTTCAGTGTAAGGAAAAGCCATTCCCGATCTATCTGATATCGCTTGTGATCTTTTACCTGTTGCCCATTTAGCCATAATTATATTCCATTAGGGTAAAAAGATTGAGGTGTAATATATGTTGAAGCTCTTTGACCATCTTCATCTAATGCTCTTTTAAGCTGATCTTCATAAATTAATTTATTTTGTTGTACAAGTGTTGGTGCATTTTTCATTGCTAAATAATAAGCAAGACCTGCAACCATGCAAGGTAAAAATCTAAATACCACATCAGCATCGTTTGTATAAGCTCCTGCATCTTGTATTCTTTTTATTACGTAATATTTCAAAACAGTGTACGTATTTAAGTTAGGTGCTTGGTATAAATATATTTTAGGAATTTCTTGTCTATCTACATAATACTGTGACGGTTGTCCCAAAGCTAATTTGTTTGGTAAAGCAGCATAAGCTGATCTATCTATTTTTGTTAAAGATACATCTTGTGTGCTTGCTGTATTAGCACCTGCTGCAGTAGTAGATACAAAAGCCTCAAGAACATCGCTTACCGCTGAGTCTACAGCATATTCAGCTTGACCAGAAACTAAAGCATTTTCATGTAATGAAACTTTCCAAAGGTGAATCCCTCTGTTTGCCCATTCGGCAAACAATAAGTTAAGGCTTGTTCTAGCTGATCTTAAACTATGACCACTTGTAGTAGTCATGCCACATCTTTCGTAGGCTTCTTGTATAATTTCCTCTATAGATAGGTCAAATGCTGTTGTCCCTGAAGTCGCCATTAATATCCTTTTTACGGTTGTACAATTTCTTGGATTGTATCACTTTTTGACTAAACTTTGAAGACCTTAGGTTTTTTGCTACGTAATTTCTTTTTAACTTGTATTTTTTTCTTTTTTTCACCTCTAGCACCTCTTAGCTTACCATCTATTTGAGCAGATATTTGTCCTCTTCCAATTGCCATTATATTAAATCCTTAGCCTTTCCTATTATTGGTTTGTATTTTGTTTTACCTTCTGATTTAAACACATGCATAAACTGTCTTCTAGGTTGGTAGGGTATATAACTAGCATGTATCCATCCAGAATTGGGTTCTCCTGGTGTATAAAACTCAAGCAACAATTGATCTGTTTCACAGTTCATATGGACCCAATCAGCTACCTCAGCGTTGTCGACTCCTACACATTCGAAATCAACGGCCTCAGCTTTTGCATGTTGCGATTTTTCTGAGCTACCCACGGCACGGCAAAGTTCAATTGTACGGAATCCTGATGTGACTTTAACTCTACCAAAGTGATCTCTAACAGGTTGCAATACATTTTCACATAATTCTTTTAATTTTTCTATTTGATCTGAGTTAGGATTATTATCAATACCTAAGCGTATAGCTGTATCTGATTTTATTAATTCTTGAAGAGTAAAATTTTGGGATAGGTTCATTTTTTTTTTATAAATTTTTATTTTATTATAACATTATCATTAAAATACCCAAGATACGAATGAATATCTTATTCCTTTTTTTATAGGTTTAACTAAATGTGGATATAAAAATATAGATGGAAATATTATAATATCTCCAGGTTTAAATTTTATTTCATAATCATCAAACATCATAAATTCACCACCTTCGTAATTATCATTTAAGACTCCTACAATACTTAACATTGGTATTCCTTTAATCTCACCATCAAATACATCGTGAATATGATCAAAGTGTCTAGCCATAGATTGACCTTGACTATACTTATTAAATCTTAAATTAGTATACCCTTTCCAGCCTTCAAGGCTTCCAATTTTATCTATAAGAATATATTTGTTTATAGCATTCCAAGTTAATGACATTAACTCGTCTTTATTACTTAAATTTTCTATTAGACAAATTTCAAGTTCTTTGTCTCCGTGTAAACTTCTTGAGTCATAGGATATTGAATTTGTCCATTTATGTTGTTCCCATTGATTTTTTAAATCTAATTCGTTTATTGTTTTAGTTAAAGTATTTTTAGGAATCCAATTATCTAAATGTAATATATAATCTTTTAAATTCTTCATCACCTATCCTTTATTAAGTTAATATTTTTCATAGTAATTTATATTTATAACTACTCTTCTTTCGACATCCGATTGTGGAATTGCTGAATGTTCAGTATTACCATCCATAACTAATATTTTATTTTCTTTAGGATAAATTTTTATCATTTTATCTTTTATCAATGTTGGGCCATTACACTCGGTAATATAAAAAATTGCAGTTTTAAAATTTTTATAATCATGGTCAGTATGCCAACCCTGTTGTACTGGGTTATGTTGTTTTAATACTAGATTAGCTCTTACTTGAATAAGTGAAGAGTAATTTAATTTTTCTAATATTGGTTTTACTAAAGGGAAAGCATTTGATAAAATTGTATTATTGTTAAAAAAACAAAATGTAAAATAGGGGCAATCTTCTTTGTTTACGGTATGGTCTCTGTAATACCATGGTGTTTCTTCATGTAGTAAAAAATTTTTTAAATTTAAAAAATCTTCTTTGTCTAAGAAATCCTCTTTTATTTGCATTACTCCAATATTAGTTTTTTTATTGAAAAAGATCCATCTATATTTTTTTCAAGCTCAACCATCGACTTTATGCATTGGTACTTTATGTGCGATTTAGCTTCACGTCTAGCTGTACGCGCCCCTTTGAGACATTCAGACATTGATGTTTGAAGACGTGCCTCTTTAATCTCTCCGTGTACAATCATAAGTAAAGCTATAGCTAACTCTGTCATTAGTGGGCTCCGTTACCATTTGCTCTTACTTTATCTTTTAAGTTTTCAACATCAACTAAAAGCTTTTCAGTTTGTTTTTGTATAAAAGATATATTAACTTTATTGTGCATCATGTCTTCAATTCTTGTCTCAATTTGCTCGACACTTTTATAAAGGTCTTCGAGTAAAAAGTGCTGTTCCTGATCGACGGGGACCTGTTCTGATTTTTTTAACAAATCATTTGTAAATAATTCTCTTGATGTCTCTAGCGATACCAACCTCGCCGTCAGCTCCGTATAAGCGAAGACGCCCATTGCTACGAGCACAATCAACGATGCTACGGTTTTCATCGGCATCTGCACGCGTGCCTCGTCTCCGATGTTGAGTGGTTTATTGGACACCTGGTCCTCCACATAAAGCTAAGAATAAAAATCCTAATATCAGTAACCCTGTAAAATAGTAATTCATCCTCTGATACTCCATAATTATTTTTTCTTCTTTTTTTTAAATATATTATCGACCCAAATAAACATATTATCTAGTAGCCCAAAAAAACTGTATATAATTTTATCTATCATTCGTAGCTATCATCCTCTGCTTTTACCTTTTCTTCAATATCGTAAAACATTTTGTCACTATCTTCTGTAAGCCAGTCTTTGTTTTCAACATTCCATTTCGTAGTTTGTACCGAATAGTCTGGAACACCGTCACCAACAGTGTAGTTAGGAGCATCCCACAAAATACGGTTATTAGGCTGAGCTGCATAATTGCCGTCATCAAGAGCCAATATATGCGCACACTTATGTTCAGCGGGTATTTCAGAATGTTCCGTATCCAAAATGTTTCCTTCTGGATGGCCCCAATCAAGGGTAAATAAATATTCGAACGGATAATTTTTTTTATCTTTTCCATAATACTTTCCTCTTTTACCTCTTAGAAAACTAAAACAATGAACACTAGGATAATAACTAAAACAATTCCACAGTTGAAGCTGGTCAATCGGCATATCGGGCACTTCGGCTCTATCGAATTTTTCTTGAAAAAACGCTGATATAGGCAATCGCCAAAAACACGCACCATTTGGTAACATAATGTTAAATAAGAGAGCCCTATCTGTAATAGAGACAACACTAAAGATACAGCAGTCAACACTTTCTCCTTGATGTTTTTTAAGATCATATAAATATTCCTTTCTTATCTTGCAGTATATAGGTGGTATATCAGCATTCAAGTATGCCATAAGCTAACACTTCCAACGTCTTCTTGCTTGTCTTAATCTTGAATTTGGATCTTTTGCAGCTTTTGGAAACTTCTTCATCTGTCCTGCACTTCTTGCACAGTATGATTTTCTTCTAGCTGATCTTTTCTTCCCTGGATTATCTTCTGTAACAGCAGTACTTAATTTACTTCCAGGGTTTTTTCTTCTGTACGCTGCAACACCTGCAGCAGTCATACCTGCACCACTTTTAGTGGATCTAAAATTCTTTTTGTTTCTAGCAGGCATATTATCACCACCTCTTTTAAAACTAGCAACACCACCAAGTGCTTTTCTTTTTTTTCTAAAAACAGATCTTGTTAGTTCAGTAAAAGATGGCATGTTGGTTAGTTTTTCCATATCCGATCTCCAAGATTCTGCAGATCCAGAAGAACCTACATCTCTCCCTCTACCCATTCCTCTAGCAGAATTTGCACCAGTACCCCTAACTTTATGTGGTTGAAAAGTGCTTCCTTTTTGTGATTGAGCTTTAGCTGGTATTATTTTTGAATCAACAGCCCCTGCTCTAATATTATATTTTTTTACAGATTTTGTTCCTTGACCTGCTTTTTCAACATTAGCTTTTGATTTTTTAGCTCTTACATTACGCTTTATACTTTTAACTAGATCAACTATTTTCTTGCCTGCGTATTTTCCACCTGCGTAAGTTAATCTAAATTTACTCATCTTACGTAAATGTAATTGTTACACCCGCAGTTCCAGCAATAGTTGCATGTATTCCGTCTACAAATAAAATACCTGAACCAGGTAAATACATATCTAAACCTTCAGTTCCAAACAAATATGTTGCAACCACTGTGCCAGTTGCTCCACCACTTCTAAAAATGATTGAACCACTTGCATTACCTTTTGCTTGAATAGATGTAAGCCTCGCTCTTTTATTTTGTGCAACCATTTGTGCTGTTCCTGTAGCATGGGCACTGCCTTGATCTGATGTAAAACTTCCTCCACCTGACATAATTTTCTCCTTTAATTTGTGGCTCCCGAAGGAGCCACTAGTTTATTATTACGTGTCGCTAAACGGTGTAACGATAGTTCCTGATCCAAGTAACATTGAGCTATGAACTAAATAGTTAGCTGCTTCAATAGCAGTTACTGAAACTATAGATCCAATGATACCACCTTTAGTAGTTCCATTCATAGTAAGAACATCATTAGATGCACCAGGGAAGAAAGCTTTTTTAGCTCCATCATCTACAGCTACCATAGCTGCTCCTGTGAACTTATCAGTTCCATCAGTTACGATTTGAACATCAGTTGCAGTTGTATCTACATAAAAAGTAAAAGTTGCACCGATGTTGTTTGCGTTATTAAAATCTGTTGGCCCTGCAACTGCTGCATCTGCTGTTGCAACGATTGAAGGTAAAGTAAAAATACCATCAGCATCTTGAGTTAAAAGGATTCTTCCTGCGTGAGCATTTACAGTTAATGATGTATTAGCTGTTAGTGCTACAGTTGATCCTGGTCCAGTACCTATAAAGCCATTTTTAGAAATGACCGGTCCTGAAAAAGTAGTGTTTGCCATAATAGTTGTCTCCTGTATAGCGGTTAAATTTTGCAGTCTCTATACCGTCTGACTAGTCAGTCTACAAAATTATATTATCTAGTGTTTGTATTATACATAAAAAAAGGGGCGATGTGAACACCGCCCCTTTTAAGTAACCCATAAGGGTTAAATATATTGACTATTAGCTAGTCGGTAAGTTTCCGTTACCAAATATACATCTTGGGTCTGACCAACCAAAGCTGTATCTTTCTCTAGCTTTAAATCTCATATTACCTGTATCGAAGTCACCTTCCATTGCAGTTTTGATAGGTGATCTAACGAAATATTTTAATCCGTTAGGCACATCAGTTAACAAGAAGAATGAGTCTGTGTCAGTTAAAAAGTTATTAACTCTGTAACCTTCAGGAACCATTCCCATGTTATTAATTGCATTGATGTCATTGTCGGCAGTTCCAACTCTCATTGGCGACTTCATGATTCTCTCAGCAGTTTTTAAGCCTCTTTCATCGACAAATCCAGCAATGTCAATTAATGACTGCTCGAGTGAAGTTTCGTTAAGGTCTGCAGCAACAGCAAGAACGTTTGAGAAAGTACCACCTGTTGCAAGTGGGTGAGCGTTTCCGATTAGGGATTCACCATCTCCACCAACAGCATTAGCTACTTGCGCATTGTTCAAAATGTTCGCAGCTTTAACTTGCTTCGTGTTTGCCATAGATCTTGCAAGAGCTCTTGTGTATCTGCCCGCAAGTCTATCGTATAGGTTGTCT